GATATTTGTAAGGAAGGAACCAATTAGTAGAATCTATTGATTGTTTAGGAAGAGGATAGTTAAGAAACTCTTTTTCTATCTTATTTTTGTATTTGCTTAGATCATCATTGCACACACAGTTCTCAAGTATGTCAGGGCCATACTTAACTATGCCTTTAATTAGTTGATCAGTAGTATTATTCTCAGTCCACATTTATTAGTTGATCCAAATCTTTCTCTTGTTCTTCGTCAAATTTTGCTTGTATTGCTCTCTGACGTAGTTCATTTCTATATATTGTAACAAAAGTTTGAAGTTGTGTCAACAGTTGATTGTTCCCTAAACGCTGGGCTTGGTAATATTTTTTGTTCAATTCGCTTAGTTTAAGCTCTACATCACTAGTAGATACTTCGGATAAGTTTTCTTCTAATGGATGAAACATATTAACTAAATGTGCCCAAATGCCTCATGTAAATGAACTCTTGGCTGTGTCGCCAAACTTCAATAAACACAGGATCTGTGGTAGAAGTTAATGTAAGTGATGCTGGAAAAGCACTATCTTTCTTAATTACAGTGCCGCCTGTAGTTGTAAATGTTACTGCTCTGTCACCAACACCTGAAGCGTATAGTTCCAAAGTTACTTTACTTACTCCACCTTGTGCTGTTGTTTCTTCACCATTTGCAGGATCTCCTGCAAAGTTTGTGAACTGTAAGTTAAGTGCAGATGATGCGTTAATAATAAAATAAGAGCCAGTTTGGTAATCAATTTCTGTCGTTGTTCCGCCAACAAGTGGTACTGTACCCAAATTATTAGTTTTATCTCTGTTATTTGCCATAACAGCTCTAGTAACTTGATTAAGTTGAAAGTCATTAATGTATGACCCACCGCCTGGATTGGATAATCTAGCGGCAGTTGACTCAAGACTAGTAATTTCAGTCTTGGCTGTGTTTAAACTTGTTTTAATAGTATCGAAATTATCCCTGAATGTTTGGGTGTCGTTATCGGCACCTGCTACAGGAAAGTTTTCGTTTATGCTCAAATAATTTATATTACTCACGGTTTCTTTTCTCCACGTTGCGGGAATACAAAGTATTTATCCTCAATTTGTCCGTCAACTATATCTATTATATAGCGATCTGCAACAAAGTTAATAGACTTAAAATCAAACGCTTTTTGCTTGATTCTAGCTAAAATACTGTCGGCCTTCCCTGGTTTTGTATAACACAATACTAGTGCTTTGGTAAATCCAAGTTCATAAGTCTTTGTTTCTTGGATACTTCTCATCCATAAAGGCAAAAACTCTCTGTCTCTTTCCCCAACAGTTTGTATTCTCTTTCTCATGTTATTTACTGAATTAGGAAAAATTCTTTGATGATCTGAATCACTAACTAACGGAATATCGCTATCAATGCTAATACTGTCGTAACTAACAATAATTTTACTGTTAATATTGTCTTTTAGTTCTATTACTTGTGATATGCTTTTACCGTTCTTTTCAAGATCGTCAATTAGATCAACATAGACAACTTCATATAAAGTTGATTGTGTAGTTGGATCTTTAGCTACTGCTTTTTTAACATCGCCAAACGTAAAGCGTTTGTTATAGTGATTTTGGCCCATTGCAGAAACAAACGTTTGTGCTGTATTACTTTCAATACCTGCAAATAGTAATGCTGTTAGTTCACTTTGTACTCCGTAATTTTTATCACCATAACGATATATGTCATCAGGTTTAAAAACAGTAGAGTCGGTAATAAAGTTAAACCATGATAATCTTTTCTCTTTCGTTTGTAATGCTCTAACAAGTATGTTTGAGAATACTGTTTGATTATCAGCAACAACTTTTATTTTAAACTCTCTTAATGCTTCAGCAAAGTTTGCACCGTCTTGGGCTTTTATTGTAAACTTAAACTCTTTGTCAAACGATGTTCTTTCTTGATCAAATACTAAACTAAAATTTTTAGAACGAGTTGAAGAATCTTCGCCAGCACTATCTTTTTCATAAAATCTAGTTAAGCCTAACCCTTTATTGTCTTCAAATTGTTTTACTTTACCTTGTATAAGTCCTGTAGGCAAAAATTCTAAACCTTCAGGTAACTTTCCGCTCTCTAATGTATATAATATTCTACCGCCGTACAGTAAACTTTTTGCTTCGACGTATAAGTTACTAGGCTCATTGGGTTTAATACTTCCTCTGTCTGAAGGAGTTATCCATTCAATCGAACTTTCGATGTCACCAATAATATCTACATTGAATGTTCTTTCAACTGTTGAAACACCTGGTACCCAAAAATCACTATCCGTAGGCAATCTGTTTTGGTTTTGCACAGTAGCAATGTATATAATACCATCATAAACAATTGCTTCATTAACATTATAAATTCTAGTGCTACTCCAATCACCTACAAGTGTGTAATTAATTGTTGCTAAGTTTGCAGGAAAGTTTACAGCTCTCATGGTGAACTGATAGTTTTTAGTTACTGCTGCTTGATAAGGAACTTTACCAGAAAGGTCACCTGTTACTGTGTCAAGTGTAAGTCCAGGTGGTATAGCACTTGCAGTACCGTCTGGATTATTATCAACCAAGAAATAAGTTATTGTACCTGACAACGTAGGTGGATCGTAAACATCTAATGCAATAGTTACAAAGTTATTTGCTCTATACCTACCTAAGTAAGGATCTGTGATCCATAACGGTTGTCTGTTACCACTGTTGTCTGCTTGGAATAAATTTGTATCAACTTGTAGTAATGTGTTATCTGCTTTTAAAAATTCTTCAGTAACAACATAAATTTTAAATGTTCTATGTATAGCGTTAATGCCGTCAGTGACTGCAATACTAAAAGTATATTCTCTACTTAACTTTCTAGGTATCTGACTTCCTTCTGCATAGTCAAATCGTTGTGTGTCGTAAAAGTACGTATCAAACCCTGTTGATGTATTTTTTGCAATATCGAGAGGAACAGTATCAAAAGAATGTGTATCGTATGCACCAGTGTTAGCTGCATTGTACTCTACAGCCTGCACAGGCTCCGTAAAACCGCTGATCTTTCCTGTTTGGGACAATGACAAGCCAGGAGGTAAAAGACCGCTGTTAGGCACCAAATAATAGCTTAGAACCTCCCCTGCTGTAATATCTTTGTCTGTTGCTTGTAATTGAAAATCTATCTTAGAATCGTCAAGTGCAAAGTATGCTTCGCCAAGCCCGACATTTAAATATCCTCTTTCTGTAATCCATTCTGGAAAGTCTGCACCAGTAATTGACATACTAAATGTTCTATCCATACAGCCACCAGTAGTGTCATCTGCTCTAATAACAAATTTCTTAGTTGTATGTTTTGTAACTTCTCCAGGCGCACCTTTGATGACACCATCGGATAATACACAGCCTGTAGGAAGTGTACCAGCAATTATAGAAAATGTGATTGGGTTAGAAGTATCTGTAGATGCCTCTATTGGAATGTTGACTGTGATCCTTTCTTCGAAAGTACCTAAGTCTCCTGCTGGCGTTATCCAAGTAATTGCCATTTAGACTTCGCTCCCTATATGCCGCCAACATCTAAATTGATTCCTGAATCATACGTTAGTGTACCAAAATCAATATTAGATCCTTGCAGTGCTAATTGTATGGCATTTTCAAATCCTGAAGCTCCAACAGGTCCGAAATCGTATGTTGTTAAGTACTCAGTTACAGGTACAATAGTTTTAAATTTAATAGTACTACCTACAGCGGTAACTTCAATATCTTTGAAACCGTTTTCTGATTGTGGCGCACTAGTACCTTCTAGAGTAATTTGTTGATGCACGTTTGCCAACATACTACCACTGTCTGTATCAATTCTTGTAAATGCATCTGGTGCTGTACTAGCAACTATAATTGCCTCAGGACCTTCATCAAGTTGCATTTTAGCGCCAGCTACTAATTTTCTAAAGTTTAAGTTCGAACCAACTTTATCTGCAAACACACTAACACCATTAGCACCTGTATTGGTTGCTGTAATTGTTAGTTCTGCTTCTAGTGTAGAGAAGTTTGTATTGACTTTCTGGAACGCTGTTCGTAGATCGTCACCTAGCCCATCGTTTACAATATTACCTATGTTTATTAATTGTACTGCCATTTGTCACTCCTAATGTAGATCCGCCCAGCCTGCTGTACTGTCACCGTTTGCATCAGCAGCGTATCCTTGAAACTTTCCTGTTGTTGTATTAGAGATCATCATACCTAACACTGGTGTAAGTGCATCTACTTCAGTCTGTGTTAGTTGTGGTGGCCCAACATATAATTCTGTAAAGTTAGAATTAATTTTTTCAAACGCCCCACGTAGAGTATCGCCTGTTCTATCGTTTGCGGATGTTCCAATGTTTACTGTAAGTTTTGCCATCTATCCGCTCCTATACCCAACCGCCGATTGCAATTCTGCCCCAGCCCGTACTCTTGCGGACATAGACATAACTGTCATCAACTCTAATTTCGCCAACTTCTGCTGCTTCTGTTTCTGAACCTGGAGCAGCACTGTTCGGTGCAATCTTACCTGTAACTGTGCCTGTTGCACCATCAATTACTACAGAAGAGTCATCACCAAATACTGAACCTCTAATATCAATAGTTGCAGTACCATTTAGCACTGCTGCTGGTATTGTGCTGCTAACAGCGTCTATTAGTAATGTACTATCATCGCCAAACACACTACCTTTAATGTCAGTTACAGGACTTCCTGTGTACGATACTTCGCCTGTTGTAGCATTGTACATTAGCATAGTTGTACCAACTGCATTTCTAACTGGTTTAACTATAAACTCGCCTGTTTGAGTTGTGTTTAATTCAGTCTCTGTTTGGGCATTAATCACAATTGTATTTGCGTGTTGATTTAAGTGACCGGCTCTTTCACCAATTGCGATTGCATTTCCGCCTTGGCCTGATTGACCCGCTTCGTCACCAATTGCAATTGATGATGCCGCCTGGTTTGTTTCACCTGCTTGATGGCCGATTGCTACTGCTTCTTCGGCTTGTGAATTATATCCTGCTTGATAGCCAATTGCAACTGATCCTCCGAGTTGGGTAAGTTCACCTGCACGGTATCCAATTGCTATTGCAGCCGAACCTTGTGTTGTTTCACCTGCTTGATTACCAATTGCAATTGCATTTGAAACTTGGTTCTCTTCACCTGCTTGATATCCAATTGCAATTGCATTTGCACCTTGATTGTTTTGACCTGCTTCGTCGCCAATTGCCACGGCATCTTCACCTTGGTTTGTTTGGCCAGCCTGTTCGCCAATGGCTATTGCATCACTGCCTTGGTTTGTTTCACCTGCACTTGAACCAAGTGCAATTTTTGATTCACTTGTTCTTAAACTTGTTGTATCTACTGCACCAACAATCTTACCTTCAACACCGTCAACTAGTAATCCTGAGTCGTCTGCAAACACTGATCCTGTAATATCAATCTTCGAATCAACTGCAATAGTAATCTTATCGTTGGGTGAATCAAGTGTAATACCAATACCGTAACCAGGTTCAAACGTTAAAATATCAGCAGTACTATCTGCTGCTAAACTTGTTTGTCCATCAACAGCAATCTGTTGGAATGTTGGAACTGCCGGAGCACCGTTTGAAACAGTCACAACACCTGTTGCAGGATCTGTTGAAACTGTAATACCAAAACCTTGTTGTACTTCTAACACACCTGTGTTAGTAAACTGCACAGCACCTGTTGTTGAACTAACAGTAACACCTTCGCCTGGTGTTCTTCCTGTTGCTCTGCCAGGAATGTTAGTTGTGTTTTGTGCAGATGTAACACCTGTGTTAGTGAATGTTACATTGCCTGTCGCTGAACTAACTGTAATACCTGTACTTGCAATTGCTTGTGTTACACCATCGTTAATAAATGTAATACTGTCTGCATCACTTCCTGCTACTAGTTGTACACCAGTACCACCGTAAAATGATAAAGTATCATTTGTATGATCAGCTTCAACAATGTCGCCATCATCTAAGTTGATGTATCTGAAATATCTTTTTTCTGGATCAATAATTAAGTCACCGTTAATAGTTGAACCAAATGGTAAATCAACTTTACCGCTTTCGCCTTTAACATGTGCTGTACCTAAATACAATCCGTTGTCTTCATTACCTGCTGTCGCTAGTGTTTCAGCAACGTGTACTTCTTTCCATTTATGTGTAGCATCACCTAAAACTTTTTGTGCATCGTCTGCTGGCTTAACAGAAGTTGTAAGTGCTTCTAAGTTAAGTGTACTAAATTCATTTAGTCCTTGTGTTTTACCACCTGATGCATATGCAGTAAAGCCTGTGCCATTAACTGCTGAACTAATTCCTGCATCTGTGTAAAGAGCAAAAGTGTTACTGGTTAGTACATCCGCATAATAAGTATTACCATTTAGTTGTGTCATACCTACTACATCTGTAATAGTTACACGTTGTCCGTCAGTAAGTCCGTGTGCTGTTGAAGTTGTAACTACAACAGGACTTGCTTGGGTCGTATTAGTAATTGTTTTTTGTTCGCCACCTGCAAGTGTTGCACCGATAGTTACAAAGTTTGCATTGACTTCATCTAATGCACTTTTAAACTTATCCCATAAAAGTGGTGGATTACCTGGCGTTATGTTTGTATTATATGCCATTAGTTTCTCCCTACCGCTACTTCAATTGTGCCTATATGATCACTATCATATGCTTCAATTGCTTTACCAATAATTGTACCTGCTCGTACATCGCTATTAGCTACTGTACCAACACCATGTATGCCTGCACACACAATTAAATCACCTTTTTCAATCTTGCCAACTACTTTACAAGGTACTCTACCTTGCAGTGCAACAAGATTTTTAAATCCAGGACAACCTGCGTACATAACATATGCTGCTCTATCTGAAACAACACCTGCTACTTTTGGATCTCCTGTTTTATTAGAAGTTGTAACTTCCTTGTCACCACCAAATACTAACACTGTTCCGACTTCGTATTCCTTGTCACCTTCGTAGTATTCTGCAAGGTCAGCTGCATAAGTTGCTTCAAACCTTGATTCACTTGGAGTTGTTCCTGTTAATGTCCAACGTCCTGTTACTGTACCTGCTGTAGTATTACCACCAGTTGTTAATGCTGTTGTAACAATTTGTGATGCTTCGACAGGTGCTAGTGATACACCGTTCTGTGTTCTAAACTTATGATAGTCGTTATCATATAAGTTTCTCTTATCTGTTGCAAGTGAACCGTTCTGTAAATATATACCACCACTACCACTTGAACCTGTATACAATCTTACGTAACTTGCAGATCCTGATGTACCATAACCTACTGATGTGTTACCGTTAATATTAAATGAGCTTGTAGCGTTCCAAATTCTTGCACTGGCATCTGCGTTACTATCTCTTTGAACAAGTTGACTTGCAGTTGCGTTAGCGGTTGCTTCGATAATACCGTAATCAACATCAGCTGTATTACTTGAACTACTGGTTCTTCTTAAGAAACCAGTTGTACTAAATTGTGTTTTCTTAACAGAGCCACCTTGATCAACAACAGTTGTCATTAATATATCTGCAGGAGCACTAGCACTTAGTAAGTTATTACCTAATACACTCTTACCAGTAACGTTTTCTAGTTTTGCTTTTGTAATTGTGCCATCAGTAAGTGTTACCCAACCGTTTGTAACAGTAAAGAATGTATTATCAAATGCTGCAATACCTTTGTCAGCTTGTGTAATACCGGTATCATTTGCACGTACTTGAGCATCTGACATGTTCAACTTGCTTTGTTCTATTGCAGCACTAGCATTAACATCAGCGTTATCAATTACGCCTGGTTGAATCTGTGCGTCAATTGTATTTGCAGTTGAATCAATACCTAAAGCAATATCACCTACAACAGATGCATTAATAGCATCGTTGTTATTACCTGTGAATACAAGTATATCATTTGCTTCAAGATTGCTTAGTGTAAATTCTTGTAAGTTACCAAATGTTAAGTTTCTTAAGTTAACTACGTCTTGTGGCTGTGTTGGATCACCAACATTGATCAGTTTAAATCCACCTTGATCAATTGGGCCTTTCATAGCCAGTGAACCGTCCAGCGCCATAAAGCCACCACTGATTGGTGGAATTAAGTTTGCTGATGTTACTGGAGCACCACCGTGTGTGGTACCAAGACGTCTTTCAATGTAAAGTCTGGTTGCGTTTTCTGTTGGTACTGTATCAACAGCGTTATCAGTCATACCAGAGTCTGTACTAAATTCTGAAACAGGAACACCACGTTTAAATCCAATACCGTCCAAGTTACTCAATGCAATAGCTGCTGAGAACGTAACCTGTCCTGTACCTTGGTCAACTCTAAAGAACGGTCCAACGTTGAAGTTACCAAATTGGTCTGTGGTTACATAGAACACACGTCCAACGTTTCGTTCATCTGTTTCTGTATCAGGGTTGAACGCATTAACTGATGGCCCATAAATCTCTGTTGGGTAGTTGGTATCAGCATATGATCCTGTACCAATCTCAAGTAAGTCA